TGATTTGTGTTTCTGTAAAAAACGCTTTGTTTCGTGCGATTTGTTTTTTGTGTGCTTGTTTGGCTTGGTAGGTGCTTCCGCGTCTGCTGTTGCAGGGTTGGCAGGCTGGGACAAGGTTGTCCATGTCTGATGTGCCACCTGCGTGGATTTCGATGAGGTGGTCGGCGGTTGTGGCTGGTTGGCCGCACCAGTGGCAGGCGGGTTTGGATGCCAGTAGGGCTTTGCGGTTGTTTCGGTATTTTGGTGTGTCGTATTCGCGTGTCATGTCGGGTGTTCCTTTGTGGCGTTGCCGCCCCTTGCTAGCGCGCGCCCCCCAGGGCGCTTGCTGTCAAGTGTATTGCAGACGTGGGTTCGTTGTCCCCCCTCGCTCTTTCGGTTTGTCTCCGTGGTGGCCAGATGTTCGTCATAGTGGACAGTCACCATTCGCGTTTGTGTCGTTCGTACGCCGCACAGGCCGCGCATGGGCAGCCTGCTCTACCCACGTTCCCGTGTGTTACCAATCCCCCGCGAATAGGGCTAGGCCATGCGTGTGTTCAGTTGTCGTTGATGATGAGCAGCACTAAGCCAAGGATGACTAGCACAAGGGTGGTCATGACAATCATGGGCGTGGGCTCGCTAGGCGTTGGGCTATGGCGTCAATGTCGTTAGGGAACCAGACGTATAGTTCAGCGCCATTGAGCTTCAGGGCGCTTGTCCAATGCTTTTGCAGGTCGGTCAGCTTGCCGCGGTCTGCTTTCAACTCGGCGTAGATGATTCCACGGCCACCAGGGTGCGCGAACACTAGGTCAGGAAACCCTGCGTCGCCTTGCACAGCTGTAAGCCATCTGCCGTCTTGGGTCTGCATTTTGCGTGGGTGGAACACGAGCCAGCCGTTTAGTTTGGCTAATTGTATGACTTGGGCTTGGAATAGGCGCTCGCTGGTATGCACCTTATTGGCCGGTTTTTTAGCGGTGGTCATGGTAGGTGCCTGCGTTCCCTGTTGACGGTTGCGATGATGCGATCAGCAATTTGTACCGCCTCGAGGACGTCTAGCGCCTGGTCGCGTATCGCTCGAGCATCGTCTAGCACTAGGTCAAGCAGCCGCTTATAGGTTTTGCAGCTTGTGCGGTAGTCCTCGGCGCGTTCCCATTCGTTACGGGCCTCAACACGCAGGCTGTCAATAAGTGACTGGTGCATGCACATGAGTGGGTCAGTCATCGGTGGCCTCGAGCTGGTCTAGGTAGTCCAATACGGCTAATGGGCCGTCAAAGTGTTTGGCGCCGGTGTCGTTTATGTATTCGGTCAGGCGCAACGCGACATGCACCCAATTGACAGGTTGGTCGTTTCTCATTTTTGCAACACTTTTCTGCAGTTAATACAGACAATGCGACGCTTACCGGCTTTGTATCCGTTGCCGTAGCCGATTTCTTTGCCAAAGTAGTAGGCGAGAACGTACACAGCGACAATGACAGCGATGGCTAGGTATTGGTTGACGGTAATCATGCTTTATCTTCCTGTCCCATTAGTTCGTCAATCATGCGGCTGGCTTCCTGCTTTGTCATGTTGTCAAGCATTGCGTCAGATGCGGTGCCGTGGCCTTTTTGGCGGTACAGGGCTCGCAGCATGGCTTTTTGTTTGGGGCTGGCTCCGCCTGTTTCGGGCATGGGGTTGCCTTGTGGGCTGACGGTTTCGCCGCGTCGCTCAACCTTGCTTATTTCTTCTCGAGATGGTCGCGGGCCTGCGGTGCCGATAGGGCTGTTGCTAATCATGCGGCCAATGGCGCTGGTCTCGCAGTTTTCCACAAATGACGTTTTGTTCACGGGACTGCTGCCCAGCACTTCTTCGGCGTAGCCGGTGGCAATTGGTTGCTTAGCGTTTGCGTCTGCGTAGCCCATGGCACGAAAGACAACGGTTTTGGCGTCGTAATGCACCATTGTGGTTTCTATGCAGCCGTCTGGGTATTTAGCCCACCAGCGCACCAGGCGATCAGCGACGGTTTCGTAGTCTGCGGGCAAGTAGCTCATGGCTTCGACCTCGCATAGGTCAGCTCGAGATTCAGGCGTTGGATTTCGGCGGTGGCGTTGTCCACGGTAATTTGTGCGCGGTTTAGTTGCTCGGTTGCTTTGTCGAGCAAACCCAAAATGTGTGGCACCTCTGTGAGGTAAGCCGCAGATTGCTGTAGTACGTCACGGACGTATTCGCCCATGTCGTTGTCTTGCGCGATGACCGCTAGCACGGTTGCGCATTGTTCTGGGGTCATTGTCGGGTGCCTTTCTGTTGTCGGGTGTTGTCACAATAACAAGTCATGACCGGAATTGTTGGCAATCCCTGTGCCACCGTTTGACCACAGGCGTGTGGTTAGCGCACAGCAGCCGGTGGGCTTCGCCGCCTTTACGCAAGCAGCCCCAGCCCCACGGGCCGACAGCCCACACAAACCGTTTCTGTTTCACGTTGTAATGCCCATACCAGGCCACACGCTCGGCCACTTCCATGGTGCGCAACCATGATCGGGTGTCGGCGCGGGTTCCACCCCAATTGCTAAACGTGCCTTTGGCCATGCCTAGGGCGCTGATGTAGCTGCGGGTGTTGTGGGCAAGGTTGTTGCCGGTTTCGCATTGGGCTAACGCCGCCCACATTTTCGCTGTGACAATGCCAGCAGGGTTGGTGGGTGCGTCTTTGGGGATTGGGGCCAGCGCCAGTATCAGCGCCGCCACCAGCGCGCCTATTGCGCCCCCTTGGCCGCGTGTTGCATGGCGTGGTAGCGCAGCACACCCAAGCGGGTGATTTTGCACACCATGACGTCCTCGCCAAGGCTCGAGCGGCCTGTACCGCACCTGTCGATTAGCTCGAGGGCGCGCAGTTCGCTGCACCGTTTCCACCAGCATGACCGCATAGACAGCCCAGCGTTCATGGCCGCCATTTCGTCTGTAAGGCCGTCTGCGGCGTTTTCGTGGGCGTAGGCGGCCAGTAGTCGCCCTAGTTGGCTTTGGGCGCGTACACGGGCGTGTGACGCCGCTAGGTGGCTTGTGTGTGGGTCTGATGCTCTTGCCGCTGGCGGTAGGGCGTCAAATAGGGTGGGCTGGCTCATGGGGCTGCCTTTCTGTTGTCGGGTGCTATCACCCTATACAGGTTTCAGCCGCCTGTGATGGCTTTTGTCCACCGTTCGGTCACGGCATCAGGGTGGTCAGCCGCATACGGGGTGATTTCGACATGAATTAGGCGCATGCCGACAGGCTCGATGGTGCGTTTGCGGTACACATCCCACGCCTGACGGTCACAACGCCAGCCCCTGCCGTAGCGGCCTGTGGCGTAGTCGGCAATGTATTCGAGGCCTAGCCAGTCGTTCTCAACCACAAAGTCAATCATGCTCATGGCTTGCGCGCGGCTGTTGGCTTCGCCGTCATACGTCAGGTCAAACGCGCGCCATGAACTGTGAACGCTGATATCGCCAGGTTTGCCACGCTTGTCGCGTAGCGCATAAATGCCAGCAAGCTGCAGGACGCCACCGGTGAAGTAGATCATGTTATTGGCAAACACGCGGGTGCCTTGGCGTTCGGGGCTGCGTGGTTGTGGGCAGTCTTTGGTGCCGGTGTAGGGCCTTTTCGCGCCCATTAGTTGCTGGGGCGCAGGATGCGTAGGTCTTCTGTGCCGGTGGCCACGATGGCGTACACGGTTTCGTTGGCTGGCACAAACAATTCTTGTGGCACCGCGTTTTTTTGGGTTGCGCAACCGTTGGCGCTGGTGACGTCTGCGCCGCCTAGGTACACGGTGCCGTTGCCGGTCACATGGAAGTACACACTGCGGTTGGACTCGTCGGCTGGCACAACGATTTGGGCGGTGGTGGTGACGGTGTAGCTGCTGCTGATCATGGTTGGCCTTTCGTGCCGATGATGGGGGTGACCTGGTCGCCGCGTTTGGCGGCTATTCCGTTGCCAACGGCGTAGCCGACAATCATGGTGAACACGGGCATGCCGGTTTGGTTGTCAATGGCTTCGATGGCCATGAGGCCGCTGATGAGCACCAGGGCGACCAGGGCGATTAGGGCTTTAGATGGGTTAGCGATGCTCATGGTTCACTATTTCCAATTTTGCTTGCGCTTCATCTTTATCTGCTTGTGCGTTTTCCTCATCGGTGTAAGGCCGTTCAGTGATTTCGCCGGTTATTGCGTCGTGCTCAAATTTTGTTCTCATGCTTGCCTATATCCGTACACTCTGTATGTTCCTGAAATAGTTCCGCCACCGTTGTTGTAAATGCTAAAACCATCATATGAAGTCGTGTTGTTCAAAACGCCGTTCATCCATAAAGAATACGGTACCGGATTTACTGAATACATTCCTTGACTAGTCCAAAATGTGCGCAACGCCAGATATGGTTGCATGATTTCCATAGTCATAGGATGAGCAGGGAAGTTGGCAGGGTCTTGGACGCTCATAAATGTTTGTTGTTGTGCGCCTGCGCTGCTTGGTATGCCAGTCGCTGCTGCATTTGTATAAGAAATGAGACCGGCATAATAGTAGATGGAACCATTAGCATCGACTCCCCCCACGCGATATCTAAGACTTAGTGGGCCTGCAAGAGAAGTTGCACTAATGTTTATCATTAGTTTGTAATTGTCGTATGTTGATGAAAAACAGTTATTGACTGACACCGATGCCGCAGCACTGAATGACGCGCCGGTTATGTACACCAAACCACCATTGTTTAAATAAGTGTTTGTGTCACTCGCGGTCAGGACTGACCCCGCTGAAAATTGCTTGACTGGCATGTTGTCTCCTAACCGAGTCCTAGTGTATTCGTGTCCAAAATGCCAAACGCGGTGCTATCCAAAATAAGGGCCGCATTGAGCGCCGGACTGAAAAAGAACGTATAACGGGCATCGTCAAGGTCTTGGCTAATGGCGTAGCCTTCGATAATCATGTTGTATGTCGTGCCGCGAAACGTCACGGTGCAGCTGGTGCCCACAAGGTTGTAGGCGTCAAGGTTGGCTGCTAGGTCAAATGACCCCACAATCGAGGCTTTGGTGCTGATGCGGAAAGGTCGGTACGACGTTTGGCTGACAATGGATAGCAGCACATCGGCTACCTGTTGAGCCTGTGACAACGTGTTCAGCACCGATTTGGTTTGATACACATTAAACGGCGCTGATCCACTGGTTGCGCTAGCCGTTGCGGCGTTGTTGTTGTAGGCAATTTGGGTTTCTGTGTAACTGTTGTCGTCGCTGGCTAAAAATTCTATCTGATCGTAAAAATAAGTATTGGTGCCTGACGATTGGCTGCCGGTGTCGGTGAAGTTGACATAGTTAAGGCTTTGCCGTTCAGCGTTTTGCGCCACGTTGGGAGTACCAGATAGGCCCCTGTCCCACATGTAGCCGACGCATGACACCATGGCGCTGTTTAAGGCGTCCAAGGCGTTGCCGGAAATGGTGCCGGTTTCGACCGTAAAATTGCCTGCTGACCCTGCTATTTGTGGTGCGGCTAATGCATTGTCAACTGCAAAGAACCAAGTGCCGTCTAGATAGCCGTTAAGGGTGACGCCTGCCGTAATTGACACATTTGTGTAGAACGCACGCCCGCCGACATACATGCCGCGGCTAGCTGCTGTGATGGTTATGCGGTCAGATGGTGCGGCGCCGGTGGCGCTGGTGTATTTAATACCGTAATCGCGGGCAACGTCAGTGATGACCCCTGAATAGCAACCGGACGCGCCGTTAATGCGCAAATAGTCCCCAATGGGCGGAATGGTTGGGCCGCTGTTTGGCGGCGCTAATAACTCAATGGTGGCAACGTCTGGCGTCCATCGGTCTGTGATTTGTTGACGACCAATGCGCACATTGGCAGCGACAACGTAAGACGTCAGGGCTGTCCAAGATGCGGCATCGGCGCTGACCTCAACCGTGAATTGGCCGGTGTAGGTCATGGCGCTGTGGTGCGGATAGGAATGTTGCCGTAACGGTTCATGTACCGGCGCAACGCCTGCACAACCGCCTCAGGGTCGCCACCGTTCACGTTAATAGTGACATTACCCATGCCGCCCATGCGATCAAGCGGCACAACAGCCTCCGGCCCTGCTTCGCCAATGAGCGCCATGGTGGGGCCAGTGACAATGCCACCGTCAGCCAGGGCGGGTATCCCAGACGACATGGCAAACTCGACGTCAACATTGAAGTTGTTTTGCAGGCGTTTAATTTGTTTGGCGTTTAGACCTTTGCTTGACAGCTTAATCCGGTATTTGTCCACAATGCTTTTGATGCCGTCCACCAGAGCTTGACCCTGTGTAATGCCCGCTTGCTTAAACGCGCCAGCAGCGTTCGCGCCTGCAAGGTTGGCCACAGTTTGCAGCTGTTGCGTCAACGTGTTGACCTTTAACACACCGTCAGCGGTGTTTAGAATTTCGTTAGCGATGCGGCTGCCAACCGTTGACCCTGCTGAAATCACCTGTTGTAGCGCTTGCTCGTTAAGGCCTGCAGCTATCAGGCGGTTAACCAAAACACCAAAATCGGTTACCTGTTTTGTTTGGCTTTCTAGCCCTGTAAGGAAACTTGTGCCGGTTTCTTTGCCTGCGTCAGAAATGGCGCCATAGTTAATGTTGCCCTCGATGTTTTTGGATACCGTGTCAGCGTACTCTTTGAATTCTTTGCGGGCTTCCTTCAGGCGTTCGTTGGCGTCGTCAAGCGCTTCGGTGAAGCTTGTTTTGAGGGTTTTTGCTAGCTCTTTGGTTTTTTCTTTGACGTTGTTTGTTGTTGTGTCAACTTCGGAAAGGGTGGCAGCGTAATCGTCATAAAACTTTGTAAATTCTGCAAGGTTACGGCTAGGCACAGGGCCTTGGTATTCATTCAATTGTTGTTGGTTTAACGCTGCAAAACCTGCGGCCCCTGCGTATTTCATGGCGCTGGCGCTGGCTTTGTCCATTGCGCCTTTTATCTTTAGAAACGCGCCAACACCAATTAGGGCCGTGGCAATGCCGACGCCTGTGGCAACTTGGACAGCCGTAAACGATGTGCCTAGGGCAAAGTTAATGCCCGTGGTAACAGCTGCAATGGTGCGCCACGCTTTCAATGCACCATTAGCAACTAAAATTGCGGTACTAAAAATGGCGATAGCTGCTGCTAACGCACCAAATAGCGGCGTGTTATCTTCAACTACTTGGGCGATGCCGTTCAAATACGTGGTCAATGTTTCAGCAATTGGCAACAAGGCTTGACCAAATGCTGCGACTAAATCATCTGCACGTGCTTTAAGAATTTTTAACTGGCCAGCCAAACCGTCTGAGGTACGCGCAAAGTCGCCCTGTTGGTCAGACGTTTGTTTCATAATTGCTCTGGCCGTTGCTAACGCTTTTGTTTGCGGGTCTAGCGCCTTTTTGGTAGTTGAAATGAGACCCATTTCCAAAGCTTGTTGTTTGATTGCTGCGTCGTTGATTAGGACGCCATAGCGCCTGATCGGTTCGCTTTCTCCACGCATAGCGGCGCCAATGGCGAGCACGGCATCTTCAGGGTTTGTGTTGTTAAATGACGCTAAATCCGTGGCCAATGTTGTGAAATCAATTGCAAATTTGCTTAGGTCTTCGCCTGCTAAGCCTGCAGCTTTGCCAAAAATGCCAAAAGTAGCCGTAGCATCTAGGGCCGCTTTTTCGCTTTGCCCAATGTTTTTCGATGCGTCGCGTGCAAATTTGCGAATGTCATCATTAGCGTTGCCAAAGATTTGCCCGACCTTTGAAGTTGTTTCTTGCAGGTCTGACGCTTTTTTAACAGCTAAACCGGCACCGGCAGCAAGGCCAGCTAAAGCCGCTGTTGCTGGCCCTGCGGCTTTTAGCAAAGCCAGTTGTGCGCGCTCGCCGGTTGTCTCAAGGCGTTTAAATTGCGCAATGGCGTTGTCAATTCCACGAGCATTAAAATCGGAAATAATTGGGATTGAGATAGCCATTAGAGCAAATACCTCGTCACTTGTGTGGCAACCGCTTCAACGGTTTGTGTCATTTCCCTCACAACGGCTTCGCTGTTGCGTTCGTATGCTGGCCACAATGCACGTTGTGCGCGTCCGTAGCGGGCTTCAAGATTGTTGATCAACGCGCGGCCCTTGGGGTTGTCTGCTCTTTTGCCAGCCAGCTCGTAAATTGAGGCAGCGGCGTTTGTTTGTTGGATTTTGATTGTGGCAACAGCTTTGCGCTTGGTGTCAATTTTGACGCTGACGCCTTTGCGCACTTCTGTGGTTGACCATGGGAACAATTGACGGCCACGTTGTGACCATGCGCGTGACATGCCAGATAACGGCATGACGGGGTAGTCGCCTTTTGCAGCATCAACAACGGGCGCGGCAATGGCTTTAACATCGCGGTTAAATTGTTTGCGTAGCTCGGGGTCAATACGACGCAACGCAATAATGGCCTCACGGACACCATGCACTTGGGTCGTAGTTGTGACCGTCATTTCAGCCGCTTTCTTTGGTCGTCTAACACTTTGGCGACCGTCGCTAGGTCGTCTGTGTCGAATTCTACGTCAGGCGGCCACCATCCTGTAGCAACTAACAGCTCTGCTAGTTGTCGTCGGAAGGTGCCAGGTCGAAAGGGGTTTGTTGTTCCTCGCTGACCACTTCGACGGTGTTGACGCGCTTAATGAAATCATCAAACGCGGCTGGCACCACGATGTTGTGAAGTTTGCATGCCTCAAAACCGAGGTATAGCAAATCTTCCACGCCAATGCCTTGGGCTAAATCGCTGGCTTTGCGGCGATACTTGCGTTCCCATTGGGTTACGACCCAAAGGTTGGTGGTCACTTGGTGGTGGCCGTGTTCGCCCATGTCGAGCGAAAGTGTCAATTTCATGCCGGGACTTCCTTTGTGGCTGTTGATTATCAGGTGATGTCAGCGGTGTAAGTACCGCCGACAAACGTAACGTCAATGGTGGACAATTCGCCCATCGTTGCGTTAATGACTGGCAATTCGGTCAGCAGCGCGCCGGTCAAGGTAAAACCTGGGTTGGTTGCTGAGTCTGCGCCAACTGCTGGCTTAACGATAACAGTTGTAACGCCACCGACAAGGTTGCTTAAGGTTGCGTAGCTCTCTGTTGAGGCGTAGCTCATGTAAAGCGACAAGGTAACTTCATGGTTGCCAAGGCCGCTGACGTACTTACGCGATGAGTCACCAAATGCGGTTGACTCAAGCTGATCGTAACGCTGCGTAAATGTTGCGGCAGTGCATTGGTCGGACAGATCGACGCTGTTGACCGTGACGACTGGATTGGAAAGGTATGTGCTGGTGGCCATGGGGCTACTCCTTTTCGCTTGTGGCTACTTTAGCCTTTTTTGGTTTGGGTGCGTCGGGTGTTTCGTCGGTTGGTTCTTCGCTAGCACGCTCAATAAAACCGGCTTCTAGCAATGCGTGAACATTGACTAGCACTTCTGGTTCCCATAATGCGCCAGGGGTGCCGATGCGGGGGCTGATAATGCGGTATTTCATGCTGTTTGCGCCTGTAGTGAAATGAGTAGGTCATAACTAGGATAGTCCTGCCCGCCGATACTAGTGACGGATGGTTGCCCAGATTTGACGGCAACATTTTTGGCTAGGACGGATGCCGCTATTTGCAGTATGTCGCGCAAGGCGTCAAGGTTGCCTGGGCCGCTGCCAATGATTTTGACGGGGAAATCCATGCGCACAATGTTGTAGTTCCATGCCTCAAATGATGGCGCGTCAATGAACACGCAGCTTGTGGTGATGTGGCGGGGGTCTGTGGCGACGGGCAGGCCGCTGATGGTTGCCAACGTGGTGCGTAGGTCGTCGATGGCTTCGTTAAATAGGTCGGTGTACGGCAACGGCATGTCAGGCCACTTGTGGGCGGTTAATGCCTAGCAGCTGCATGACCATGGGGGTTACGCCGGTGCTAGGCGGGGCGCCCATCCCGTCAAACGACGCCAGAGTGGTGAAGCTGCCTTGCTGACGGAAGTACGCGGCACCGATCATAATGGTGCCTAACGTGACGTCACCACCAGGGCTGGTTGTCAGGCTGTCTTGCAGGTAACCGGCCTCTACACGGCGACGGTAGGCAAAGGCGTTGGCTGCAGCTGCGCATTGGGTAAGCAACGTGGCGGCACCGGCGCTGGTCAACGGGATTTGCAGGTAATCGCTGATGTTGGTGCCGGTAATCCATGTGCAAGTTTGTGTCCATGTCAACGTGCCTAGGGTGGTTAGCACTGACCAGTCAAGGTCGGCGCCTGCGTCGTAGAACAGCACCTGGTTGGCGCGTGGTTGCGATGTGTCAAACAGCCATTCGCCTGTGTCTGCGTTGGTGCCTTCATAGGCGTATTGCGGGCACGCCAACACGGTGAATGTGCCGTCAAGCCCCTCACCAAGCCCAGCCAGTGTTATTGACTGGCCAGGCTCGATGGGTGTGTCTGTGAGGGTGCTGACACAGCCGTAATCGTCTAGGCGTTGTGTGGCGATGACGCTGTAAACGGCCACAGCCGCCGCCTTTCAGTTTGGGTCAGGCTTGGACAATCTTGCGGATCATGCCGCCGATTGCCGCAAAGGTTGACACATAGCCGTGGTACGAGAACGTGCGGCCAAGTGTTGATGGGATTTCCACCGACATAAGGCCCTTGATTTGCTCGTAAAACTCGTATGCGTCGCCTTGGCCTGTGCCAACTCGGGTGATAATCATCGTCTTAGCAGCAAAGTTACTGTCCACAACCAGCTCAAGGCCGAGCGGGTTGCCGTTCCATGACGTTGCGTTCTGTGAACCCAAACGGTTTTGGCCGGTAAGGCCTGCACCAATGAACGGGAACAGCGGTGCGTTGGTTGAGTCCACAACCTGACCGAGCTGCGCCCAAACGTCAGGGCTGACGAACATGTGCGTGGGGAACCAGTTGCGGCCATTGCTGATGTCAGCGGCTGCGTCATAGATTGACTTCACCAAATCGGCTGCGGTCAAGTCCCAAGTGCCTGATGCGTTTGCGGCGGTCAACAGGTTGTCAGCTGCAATGTTGTCAGTGGCGAGCATGTATTCGCCCATGAGGTCATTGAGGATGAGGTTCATCGCTGCGGGGCTAGTGAAGTCAATGTCCTGCACGGACAAAGTGACCTGACCTGCAACGGTGGTTTTGCTGACGCTGTTTGACGCAATCACCATTGTGGTCGCTGACACTGCTGCCAGTTCGTTTGCCTGTGATGCCGCGCTGGTGTGCGTGGTAATCGTTGGGCGAATGAACGTCTTCTGTGCGCCGCCGTCTGGGTAAGCGCGAGCGCCCACAGCCTGCACAACCGGACGGATGAAGTTGATGTCTTGAACCAACGGGCCGAGCACCGGAACCGGCAAAAGGCCAGGCGTGTCGGTTGTGATGACGTCACCGGCAGCGGCCTCGATGGTGCTGCGTGATGCCTTTACCGCGTCGTGGTAGGCGGCGTTGATTTTTGCAAACGTGTCGCCACCAATGTGCATGGCCGCAAGGTATTCGCCTGCGGATGGCATGCGGAATTCACGCTTGGGCTGTGCCGGAATTGGTGCGGTTGGGATAGCGGCCTCGACGGCTGCTTCGACTGGTGATGCTTCCACTTCTGCTTCCTTCTGTGGGGTTGTTTTAGTTGTGTCGGGAAGCTTTGCGGCCGCAGCCACATCGGTGATAGTAGCACCGCTGAACGCCGGAATGGGAACTAATGACAATTCCATCCAATCAGCTGCGCGCACGACCATGACGTCGCCGTCCATGTCGTATTCGGTGGGGTTGACGCCAACGCTTACCGCGTCAATCACGCCGTCTTTGGCTAGCTCGAGCGCGTCGTTGCCTGCGGCGGTGTTGCTGATTTTGGCTTGGAACAGCATGCCTTGATCGGTTTCGACGCGGCTGGTGACCAGGCCAACGGGTTGGCTGGCGTCGTGGTACATAAACAGCTTGGGTGCTTTGCCTTCGACGGGTAGCGAGCCTGGCATGAAGCGCACTTGGGTGCCGTCTGACACGGTGGCGGTTTCGCCGTATGGCACCGCGATGCCGCTGATGGTGCGGGATGGTTTGCCTTCGGCTGCTGCCTCAAGCGTGACATTGTTGCCTGAGAAGCTGATGATGGTGACGGGCGCGGCGAGCTGCACCACGGGGGCTGGTTTGGCCATGTCTTCTTCAATGGTTTCTTCGATTTGGTCAAGGTCGCCGCCTGGCTCAATGCCTTCTTCTTCGCTCATGGCAACCATTTGGTCAATGGCTGCCTGGCGCGTCAGGTGGCAGCCATGCAATTCGGTTTGGTCTTCGTACACGCTGACAACGGCGTAGCCTGCGCATTCTTGTGACTCTCGCGTGATGTAGTACGGCATTATGCCCTCGTTTCTTGTGTGTCTTCTTGCACCATGACGTCGGTGCGGTTCATGTTGGCGTCATCTATTTCGCCTAAGTATTCGTCGGTGTCGAATTCGACGTATGTGCCATTAGGCAGAAAAGCGTTAGCCGAGAGGGTGCTGGTGATGCACTCGGCGTAAGTTTTGGTGCCGTATAGCCACAGATCCCAACGCGACTCGCGGCTGTTGGTGTAAGCGTATGACCCTGTGGGAACGCCCAACAGGTACGGTGGGATGTTGCAAATTTGTGCCATTTGCAGGGCGCTAAATTGCGCCGACTCAATTAGCAGCATTTTGTCAGGCGTTGCCGTTGTCGCTTCATAGCTTAGAAATTCGTTTAGGGCTGCCGTTTGGTTTGATGATCGAGCAGCGTTAAACGCGGCAGCCAGGTCAGCCAACTCGGTGGCGCTTAACGGTTCGCCGCCGGTTTGCTTCAAGATGCCCGATGGGATTGCGGTGTTGGCGTTGCGGTAGCGCGCGTCTTCGATTTTGAGCGCGGTGGCTATGGCTTGCTCGCTTGAGTAAATGACGCCTTGCAGCGGGCTGATGAATTGCACCAGCAAGTCGGGGTCAATGGCACCACCTTGGAAATACACAGCGTTTGACGGTGCGTACCACACGGGGCCGGATTGGTCTTCTGTGGTGATTGACCCTGCTGGTAGGCGTGTAAATGATGCGGGGTAGCCGTCTTGTGTGCGGCTCGTGATGTACCAAAACGCGCGACCAAAAAAGAACAGGTCGTCAAATGTCCATGCCATCAGGGTTTCGTATGGGATGGCGGGGTCAGGTCGGCGCAACCACGAACGCGGCGCCAAGTCTTCGTACATTGTTTCGCGGTCTGTTTCGTTCCAACGCTCGCGGTACATTTTCAGCGGCATTGCACTGATAACGCTGGCGTGCAGGTCACGCGCTCGAGAAATGGCAGGCACTTGCATGGCGCGGTTGCGTGCTTCGCCTTCGACGTAGGTGTAATACTGCCCAACCAAATTCGGGCCAGCCATTTGTGGTTGGTACAAATTGGTGCCACCAACAGCTGCGGCTTTTTGCACAGCACCGACAGGGCTAATCTGTGCTTTGTTTTCGCGTCGTGTGAAGATGCCCATGTTGTCCTCGATCTGTGGCGCGCCGCCCGTCGTCCCGACAACAGCCAGACGACGCGCCTACTAAACCAGCCTAGGTCATCGGACGATGGCCATGCTTGGGCGTTGCTTAGAAACCGGCTTGCTAACCAGGCTGATTGCCCACACAGCGCACCGCGCAATTTCGATGGGGCCTGGTGATTTTTGTGATGACAGCACAGCGCCTTGAGCGGTTTTGACTAGCACCGCGCGCGTGATGTGTTCGGCCAGTAGGCGGTGGCCGGTGTGGATGACGCGATCTTCCTGCACCATGCCGCGCACCAGCGCCGTGTAGCGCAACAGCTCGCCGTACCCCACCGTGGTGAAACGCCGGTTCAGCTCAATAGGTAAATGCAGCTCGAGCGTTGGGGTGATTGCCAGCGTGACCGTTTTGTCAGCCATGACGCGGGCTATTTGCGACCACATGTCGTCTTCGGTGTCAGTCACAAACTCAACGTCAACCATGACGCGACCATCCACCGCGACGGCGCGCACGCCCACATAGCGGGCGTCGTCAATGCTGCTGTCAACAGCCAAGATGCCGCCTGTGGGCATGTCTATGTTGGTGCGGTGCTTTTCCCATTCGCCTGCGTCAAGCCACGCACCGCGAGCGGTAATCCACTGGTTTAAGTGCGCCCTGGCAAATGACTCATTTCCCATGGCCGCGCGTAAGGCTTTGGTTGTGATGGTGTAGCCAAGACTCGGGTTGGGGTAGCCCCAATACTGCTCGTCGCCTGCTGGCACGCCAGGCGGTAGCGACCATTCGGCAAAATACAGGTCGGACACGTCGCCGCGCTCAATTTCGGCTAGGGCGCGTTCGCGCATGTGAATCATGGCGTCACTTGTCGCGTCGCCAGCCGTTGACCAGCAGCTCATCAGCGGGTTGGGTTTAGCAATCATGGATGGCCGCAACGCCTCGTCAAGTACCGCCGCCGGAATGTTCCACAGCTCGTCAACCACAATGAGGTCGTAGCTGCCACCATGCAGGCGTGTCGTCGCTGCACGCACATCCCACCTCGAGCCGTTGCGCATAGTCACAGATTTGCGGCCAATGGCCTGCAGTTGTTTCGCACCAAACTTGTCACACAGAATATGAGCCAGCGCCCCGTGGATGGCTTCGGCTCGATCAAGTTGGTTAGCCGTTGACAACACCGTTATAGGTCGCCCTATCTGCTCGGCCCATTCAGTCAATGCCCACCCAATAAGCGCCTGCAACGCAACGCTTTTGCCGTTCTGTCTAGCCGTCGAAACAAGACTTTCACGAAACACCAAATTGCCGTCATCGTCACAAGCAAGTTGCCCAGACAACGCAGCAACCTGCCACGGAAACAGCTCAACACCCATAACATCACGCGACCATGCAGCCACCTGAGGGCCTAGGGATTTTCCCCCCACCACAGCCGTAGCTAGTCGAGGATGCTCGCGGCCCATAGGTGCCGGTTCGGGCTGGTCAGGGCTGATCGCAGCCGGTTCGGGCTGGTTCGCAAAAGATTGAGAAACAA